GGTGGTGTTGGTGACAACGTAGATCGTTGGATCAAAGAAGGTGGCTTGCAGTTAGATGCTCCAGAAGATGTGTCTCGTGGCATCTTGTCTTCTATGGGTAAGTTTGCTGACTCAATGATTGGTAAGTACGGTCCTAAGACTCGTGTGCTTGAAAGCTCTTTGTCTACAGTTGAGAAGTACACACTAGGTTTGTTTGATAAATACACCTGGGATTACTTGCACACTGGTGGCAAGATCATGGTTGCTGATGCTTACTTGGATCGTGCTCGTTTGAAAGCAGCTAAAGAGGGTAAACCGTTTGACGAAGATGCAGCTCGTATAGAGATTGCAAGATTTGTTAATGACTCTTTTGGTGGATTGAACTGGTTTGACGCAGCTACTAGTACTCAAAATGAATTTGCTAAACGTATGGCTATGGCTGCTTACAGTCCTGCTGGTCGTCGTGGTTTGCAGATTGCTTTGTTTGCTCCTGACTGGACTATTTCCACACTCCGTGCATTCAGTGCTGCTTTGCCTAAGAGCTTGAACCCTACTAAGCTAAGTCCTGTTGAGGGTATCAAAGGCATGGTTAATCCTACAACCAAGGCTGACTATGCTAGGTTGTATCAGTTTAAGACTGCTCTGACTTACTTGACTTTGATTAACACAATCAACATGATGGTTGCTGGTCGTCCTGTGTGGGAGAACAAAGATCCAACACGTATCGAGTTCCCTGATGGTACGTCTATGCAGGCTATGAAGCACGCTATGGAACCTGTTCACTGGATCATGGATCCTGATAAAACATTGTCCAACAAGCTAGGCTTCATTCCTAAAGCTGCCATCATTGGTATTGCTGGTACAGAGTACGCATCACCTAATGCTCCTAAGCTGGTTGATCGTAGTGCTACTAACCGCCTGAAGACTGCTGCCTCTGGTGCTCTGCCATTCCAAGTGTCTGCTGCTAAGGATGCTCCTCAAGGTGAGGGTGCTAAGCGTGCGTTACTAGGAACAATGGGCTTCCCTGTGTATGGTTCTACTCCTGAACAACGTAAGCTGAAGAATGCTGAGCGTGAGTTGCAGACTAAAGAGTTGGCCTACCAGTATCGTGAGAAAGAAATCAAAGCTGGTCGCCAGCCTATGACTCCTGAGCATATCAAGCAAGGCAACATGCTTCGTAAGCGCAGAGAAGAGATGGACAAGAAGATGGGGAAATAAACAATGGCAAAGAATGCTCCTATCCCACCAAATCCCATTGGTGAAAGTTTTGCTTGGAGAGAATGGTTCCAACGTTTAAGTGATCGTGTGTTTGGTAGCATGAGTGATCAAGATGCTAACGATGTTTTTATCACTGGCGGTGTAATTGACGACACTGCTATTGGTGCTAACACTCCTAGTACTGGAGCATTTACAACCCTCACTGCTTCAACACCTGTTGCTGTCACATCTGGAGGTACTGGGTCTAATACAGCTAGTGGGGCTAGGACTAATCTTGGCCTAGCCTATGGTCCAGCATTTAGTGCATATCCGAGTAGTGCTCAAACAATCTCTTCTTCTGCCACACTTGTCAAAGTAGATTTTGGAACAGAAGAGTTTGATACTAATAACAACTTTGCTAGTTCTAGGTTTACTCCTACAGTAGCAGGCTACTATCAAGTGGACAGTACTGTTCGTTTAGATAGTGGCGGTCCTGGTACTGGTGAGTGCATGATTGTTGTGTTTAAGAATGGCTCTGAAGCTAAGCGTGGTTGGAACAGTTCTGGAACTAGCTTTGCTACAGACTGGTGGTCAATGTCTGTCTCCACTCTTATATATTGCAATGGGTCTACAGATTACCTAGAGATCTATGTTCAACAAGTAAGTGGTGGCAGTCGTACTACTACACCTTATGCAAACATCTCTTACTTTCAAGCATTTTTAGCAAGGCCGTTCTAATGTGGATCCAATCTCTCTACTCCTTATGGCACAAAGCGCGGTCAGTGCTATCAGTGCTGGCTGCCAAATGTTACGAGAAGGCAAAGCTGAAATTGACAAGTTTAAAAAGACTGTCGAAGGTGGAGTCTCCGATGTTAAAGCCATCTACAAAGAAGTCGCAGGAATCTGGGGATGGATTGCAGGACTTTTTTCAGGCAAGCAACCAACTCAAAGAACACTTGTTGCAACAGCCTCTATTGAAAAAAGAGAGCAGCCAAAGAAAAAGCAGATCAAAGAAAAAGAATCTGAACTCTCTTACGAAGAGTATCAAGCAAGAGCTGTCCACGAAATCTGTGAAAACCTCAAAGTCTACTTTGAAGCAATCAGACAACTGAAGGTACATTGTCGAGAACTTGAAGAACAGTCTTTAACTACAGAGAAGGTAGCTGATAGTGCCATAGATAGGATCGAGATCCAGTGGCAAATGAAAGAGCTATCTGCTCAACTGAAACAAGCGATGATCTATGGGACACCCAAAGAGCTTGGACTAGGTGCAATGTATGAAGACTTCTTAATCAAGTACGCTGAGATTGTTGAGGCCCAAGAAGTTGCCAGAGAAACTAAGGCGCAAAGACTGCGAGAAATAGAATGGCAACAAGAACACCGAAAGGAAATAGCAATCTACAAGGTAGTGTACCTAACAGCCGTACTGTTCGGGATACTAGAAATGATTGGGTTGTATTTAACTCTATGAGAGAATTTTGGTTATGGGTAATTGTTGTGACGTTGATCATCTTTTGTTTGATGGTCTTGTCGTTTGCTATCGTCCACACAAACTCACAACTGAAAAAGGCGGATGCAATGATTTTGAGATTGGAAGAAAAGGAGAAGAAGCGTAATGAGAAACCTCGTATTGATCCTGTTGAGTAGTCTGCTATTAGTAGCATGTGAAGATCGCTATCGGTACTACTGCCAAGATCCTAAAAATTTCTCTGTAAAGAGATGTCAACGTCCTGACTGCTTGTTTACTCAAGACTGCCCAGACTATCTTGTTGCTCCAGTGTTGGAGAAGCAATCTCAACAACCTCAACCTGTAGCATCGGAGGCTAAATGAAATTTCTTGAAATCAAATCTGTTGAAGAACTAGTCAAGCTCATACAAGTTATTGTGTGGGGCTTAGTCGTTCTTGTGTTGATGATGGTCCTTGGTGGTATTGTTGGCACTATGTTGTACTCAGTTACTTTTGTACAGCAACCACTCAAATCAATGGCTCCAATTGACATGGCTTACACCAAGATGTTGAATGACATCGTGCTGATCTTAGCTAGTAGTGTTACAACCATTGTCAGTATGTTTGCTGTCAACAAAGGCATTCAATCTGCTGCTGAGAAGATGGCTCCTACTTTGGGACTCCCGCCAACAACACCTCCTACACCTGTTCCTAGTAACACTAGCTATCCAGCTCCATCTACCACTAGTATGAACTGGATGAACTTCCAGAATCCAGAGTTAGATGAGTCTTGGGTTGCACCTCCTCCACCAACTACCCCGGCTACTCACCTAGAATCAGATGATGTCCGTGAAGAGATTGCAAATGCCCGTGCTGGAGAACGCTAATGCCCACACTACCAAATCCTTGGGTGATACTGGGAGCTATAGCTGTCGCTTTCAGTGTCTACCTGTTAGGCCACCATGCTGGTTATGCCAAAAAGGAAGCGGAGGACAACTTGCTAATTGCCAGCAAGAACTCCGAAATGAACAAGCTAAAGGATGAACAAGATGCAAAAGACAACACTGTTAAACAAGAGTTTGAAACTAAGCTGTCTGGCATTATTGCTAGTCGTCCAAGGTTGTACGTCCCCGTCACCTCCAAAGTTGGATGTTCCACCTCTACCTCCAACGATGGTAAAGAGAGAGCCGAACTTGACGGACAGACTGTTGAAGACCTTATCAGGCTCGTCGCAGAAGGTGACAGAGCCATCATCGAACTCAACTCCTGCATCGACAGGTACGAAGCAATAAGGAACACACTGCAATGATTACTGCTAAAGCTCTTTTACAACTGCACATCGGTCCTCAATGGGTTGATGCTTTGAATGAAACGTTCAATCGTTTTGGTATCAACACACCTCGTCAACAAGCTGCCTTCATTGGTCAGTGTGGTCACGAGTGTGGCAACTTCCGTATCCTTGAAGAGAACCTTAACTACAATGCTGCCACGCTTATGAAGCTGTGGCCTAAACGTTTTCCAACTCTAGAGATTGCTAGTCAGTACGCAGGTAATCCTCGTAAGATTGCCAACAACGTTTACAGCTCACGTATGGGGAACAGAGATGAAGCATCTGGTGATGGGTATCGTTTCCGTGGTAGGGGTTGCATCCAACTTACTGGTCATGCTAACTACTATCACGCTGGTCAAGCATTGGGAGTCGATTTTGTTGCTGACCCTGACTTGGTTGCTACTCCAAAGTATGCAGCCTTAACTGCCGGTTGGTTCTGGTCAACACACAATTGCAATGAGCTGTCTGAGGCAGGCAACTGGGTTGCACTTACTAAGAAGATCAATGGTGGGACTATCGGTCTTGATGACCGAGTAGCCCACACTAATCAAGCGTTAGAAGTTTGTTCTTCTTGCTTGGCTTGAGTTACTAGTAACTCTTTCTGCTCTTTGGTTACGATGGGCCTCATGCGCTTAGCGCGGTATTCCCGGGATACGAGGTCCATCGCTTTCTCCATATCAACTACAGTTGTGTTGTCTAGTTGAGCGTCGTGAATCTCCATCACTAAGTTCATAGCAACCAACTCGTCAGCCTTCAGAATAAAACGTTTACTCATAGCACCACGTACACCTACTGCGTGTAGTGCATCCAGTCCTGCTTTGATCTCTTCACTCCAGTCTGCACCTAGCTCTGGACGAAGCATGATGTAAGCCTCACACATATTGAACGTTCCAATGAGGACATCAATATCCGCCATCGTTGCATCTCCTCTACGAAGAGCATCCATAGCTGCATGATTCTTGATGCGTAAGGTTGTGCTGTACTCCACCGTCTTAAATGGTTGTAGTCCTTTTAGAACCCACCCGACTGCATCCATACGGATACCTTTTGGTTTGTACTTCTTCCTAGCCACCGTTCTTTTCCTTTAAGAGTTTTTCTACTGCACGCATGTAGTCTTCACTTTTCCACCAGTATGAATACCCGTCCTCCACCAAACGATCAAGTTCACGTTTGGTAATCCCTTTCCATTTAGGCTTAAATACTTTAAACACTTTGTCAGTCTGATCATGCTCGCAGTAAAGAGACAGTGTGTGGTCTTTATCAATAGCAACAGAAGCCTCCATCATGTCGTGTCCCCATTGTGTTTTTACAGGGGCTTTATTCCATTCAAGTTTCATGTGTTCTTCTCCTTGAGTTTGGCTTCTGCCCATTCAGCACCTTGTTTGAATGAGTAGTGATATGCCCCATCAACCATGTGATGATTGGTTTTTCTAATTTCTTCTGGGTCAAGCCCAACCCATGCTCTACAAGTGTCCTCGCCTTCGGCTGTGGTGCGTTGTTGTAATGTGGTGTTTTGAACCAGCAAAGCAAGCGCCATCTTCTGTTGTTCTGAAAGTTTGCAACCAGCCTCTGCCAGACCAAGACAAACCTTGTTGTAGATTGCTTGAGGTGTCGCCACAGGCTCACCCGTATGCTCGCTAACGCTGCGCTGCTCTTGCTTGTCTGTCATCTCTTCTCCTTTACTTGTTTTGCAACAGCTTCTGCAAAGCTCTGAAGCTCTGCATCAGTGACTGACCAAGTACCAAATCTACTTCTGGTCATGTGTTGTTTCGCCAGTTCCAAATAATTGTTCTGGGTTATCTTCCTGTGTGGGACTGACAGCCCTATCGGTTTTCTGTTCATCTGTTTTCTTCTTGAAACACAAGTCGTAATTGCTACTGAAAGAATTGTAGTTAGTGGGACGCTGCTTGTCCCCTTTGCCTGCCTCATTTGATGCCATGTTTAATTCCTTGTTTTTTAGCCCACAGTTCAAACATCCTATCTGTACGTTGTTGTTTGCTAGGATCTTTAGGTGGTGGTAATGTCTTTTTCTTAGCCACCTTTACAACTGGCTTATCAAGCCAAGGTGCATCAGGGTTAAGAACTGTTTTAGGTTGACCAATCATTTCTTCCTCTGGTTCAAATGCTTTTGGGTTGAGAACCATGCACTTCTTTACAGGATCCCACACTGACAGCGGTACTGTCATGGCTGCAAACTACTGATGTCAGCAGCTAACCTTTCATCGTAGGTCAAAGCAAATTGGTACGCTTGATCTTTAGCAGACTCAAACCCCAAGTCAAATGCGTTGCTCATCACTGTGACAGTGCTCTCATTAACACCCACACTGCGTAGTACTGTGATCATCTGTTCTTTGTTCATGCTTCACTCGCTTTCTGTACTTCTGCATAACCCTTGACCATCTCGTTACGAAGCTTCTCGTCGTTGAGGATCTTGTGAATCACATACTTGTGCATGTGTGCATCCTCTTTAAACTTGAAAGCATACATTGTTGCAATAGCTGCCCACGCAAAGAGCAGTACATCTGTTAAAGATACTTCAATCATTTGCTGCTCCCAATGTAGTTCTCTAAACGTTTGATCCGTGCGTTGTGATATTGGATGATGTTTGTGTAGTAGTCGTGATAGGACTGAGCTGACAATCGTTCACGCTCTGCTTCTGCCAACTCAAGCTTAGCCAGCTCCAGTGCTGGTAGTTTTACAAACAGGTTCTTAATAACATTCATTGTTCCAGTCCTTCCAATTCAATGAGCAGATCAATCTCATGTTTGATCTTCAGCAGATCTTTGAGTCCATCCTTGTCTCTCCAACGAGTAATGCGTTTGACAATACAGCCTTCTAAAAACCCAAGCTTGTTAGCGTGGATGTATTGGATAGGTTGAATAGCTTTGCTCTTGTAGTGACCGCCACCTTCTTGAACATCTAATGCACTCATGCTTGCTCCTTAATGAATGTGCCCTCTGGTGTGAGATAACCCTTGCGATGTTTGATCTCTGTGTATGCGCTCTGCAAACACTCAACAAGATTGATGTCCAAGATGGCACACACCATGATCAGTGTCACAACGACATCACCAACTGCGTCCTTGGCATCATCCAAGTTCTTACGGTTAATAGCATCAAGCAACTCTGTCACTTCCTCAAGCGTCTTGATAGCCTGAGAGATAGCCTTACCGTTCTTCACAATACCTCGTGCTTCACCCCAACGTAACACTTCCATTTCTACCTCTGCGTAACTCATTCCATATCCTCCAGTTTATTTTCCAAATCAATTTGTTTACCCAAGAGAGTAGCGTTACCCACTTCTCCCTCTACCCACAACCAACGCTCTTGTTCTTCTAGCGTCATGTTGAGAGGCATACGCTTTGCTTCTCTTGTCCAGATAGCTAGACTCTCTTGTGTGTCTTTACCAAACGGCAGCAATGCTGCACGCCTAGCAATCTCATCAAGAGCATCGTTCCATCCTTGGTCATACGGTCCTGCCATTTCTTACTCCTTACAAAATGTATTCATCTACCAGATGCAAAAACAACAGGACAGCTACTACGTTTTGTCCCGTCGATACAGCTACCACTAGCGCAATTAAGACCAACATGTTATTAAGAACTCATGCTTGCTAACAATCCACGAGAACGACACAATTTGTGGTCTTGACTCCCGGGACGTAATGGCTGCACGTAGTCTCCATCTCCAGTGCGGTACGTATCACGCTCATGGATGCTGTTCTGTGGTGGCACAGGCATAGCAAACTGAGCACGAGATACATCTTGGATCTCTGTAAAGTATTGCAACGGTGTCTTACTTGACATTGTTTGCCTCACGTACTGCAAAGTTAAGCTTGACGTATTCTGACCAAGCCTTCTCTGTTGGTTCGAGGTACTTAGTACGACGGTCACCTTCTACATGTTCAAGTGTGATCCAGCCTGCTTTACGCAGGTTGTCAATCTTGCGATGCAAGGTAGCTGAAGATGCTAAGTCTGCAAGACTCATAGCTTCAGTTACTGTGAGCCTGTCGTCACACTGAGCAATGATGTCGAGCAGTGCTCGTTCCATTAAGTCCATGCCTTCAAACACTCCACTGGAGTAGGCTAAGAACCTGAAGTATTCACGACCTGTCATTTGTTTTCTCCTTAACGACTAGCTAAACGTTTAAACACTGCCTGAATGTCAGGTTTATCCATCAATTTATTAAATTCAACTTTAGGGTCATACCACTCGCCTGTTTTACGGTTCTGCACTAATTCAACTTGTTGTGCTTTCCAACGTGCGTTAGTTGCATCCCAAGCTTTACGAAAAGATTCGTTCTGTTCTGGTGTGTTGTGACTCATTTGATATGCTCCTTGATGAAGTTAAACCAATGTTCCTTGTCTGCAAAGATGCAGGCATCCAATCCATTTTTAGCTGCCCAGTCTAAGTAAGTGGTCTTACTCTTCTTTGACAAACCTTGATTACGTTGCAACACATAGAGGATCGTTACTTCCGGGTGTTGTTCCTTAATCAGTACAGCTTTCTTCCTGTCAGCTCCAGTCCACAAACCTTTGGTTTCGATGTACACGTTATTAGTAACAGTGAAGTCAGGTGTGTAGGTGTGGTTGCTTGCCGGGATTACGTACTTGATCTTGTCTTGTTCGTATGGGAGGTTCCAACCTTCTGCTACGCAGGCGGTTTGGAATCGTTGTTCCAGACCACTGCGGTAGGCTGATTGTTGGTGTCGCTTAGGTCTTGGCATTACGCTCCTCTCGGACTTGCATCCAGATGTCAGCCCAAGCAAAGCTCTGCTTAACAACAGCCTTGGCATCAGTCGTTCCATCTCCCAGTGCTTGCCAGATTTCCTGCTTGGTAGACAGCTCACCAAGGATAGCGATAGACACATACTCTCGCATAGTCATGTGCTGCATGTTTATTTCTTTAGTCATTGCTGCCTCGCTTCTGTTCGTCTTTAGTGAAGTTGTAGTCTTCGCCTACTTCTTCTCGGTGTTCTTCAAGTTCGTTGAGGTATGTGTTGATGTCATCAAACAAATACTCAGGCAAGTTTTCATACATGAACTCTGACTTACCGTCATCCCAAGTAAAGCATAGCAATACGTCTGTGATTCTTTTCATTGTTGTTCCTGTTGTGGTTGTGGTGTGAGGTCGCTGCTTGGGGGCAGCTCCCACTTGTCGTTTGGTTTCTGCCAGATGTACAGCAACTGGAGATTCAAGTGATAGCGTTCATCATCGTTATAGAGTTCACGGCACTTCTCGTACCACTCTTCCTCAGTCTCAAGCTCTGCTAAAGCTTTGGCTGCTTTTACTGGACCAATGCCAGCCACACCAATGATGTTGTCACTCTTGTCACCAATCAAACTCTGAAGGTAAAGAAACTTTCTACCTTGGTCTATGCCAACTGTTTGTGCTTCTTTCTTTACAAAGTTGTAATGCCTACCGGGGATCTGCAACAAGTCTTTGTCGATAGAACAGATGACTGTGCTCTCTCCAACCTTGTCTTGGTCGATACCCATCTGGTCATCTGCTTCCCAACCATTGCACACGATAGCCTTGTGTTCTTTCTCAAGGTAGTCGCGCACTGCTTGCCAATGTGTTGGTCGTTCGTCTGGACGGTGTGCTTTGTAGGTAGGCGTTAGCTCTCTACGAAAGTTACCTGTACCTGTGAGGTACACCTGATAAGAACTAGCACCAACATCTTCAAGGATGTCTTGCATCATCTTGTCTGCTCTTGCTAGAGCTACCCATTGGTCATCATCAATAGCACTACAAGCTGCCCTGAATACTACGATGTCACCATCTATTAATGCTCTCATTAGGATCCTGCCTTTCGTCCGGGTTTAGCTTTAGGTGATCCATCTTTTTTAAATCCATACTTACCTAGCTGTAGCAAAATTTGTTCGTAACGATCTAAGCGTGCTGTTAAATCCTCAAGAACATCTCCCTGCCAGTTAGAACGGCTCCGCAAAAACTCCACTTCAGTTTGAAGTTCTTCCATATCTTTTTTGTCTTTGTTCCAAAAGAACATGTCTATCTCCTAAAAGGTGAGGGCTTCGATTTGGTTGATTACCTAAAGGCAGGGCAGAAAGCCAGAAAATTCCCTGCTACAACATCCTCGATTGCTGGCTTAACAGCCCTCATTAACTTACTCTGATGCTTGCTCTGCTACTGCTTCAGCCATGTCCAAGTCACCTGCTGTGTAAGCTTCAAACTTGCGAGCAAAGCCAATCACCAATGTGAATGTAGACTCATCCAACTCGAATGGTTTACCACCACGAGCTGCAATGAAGATGTCAGTTGCACGAGCCAATGCGTTCTGACGAACGATTGCACGATCACCATGCAGAGCAGGGATAGGGAACACCTTTTCTTTGTATCCACTGCCACCATAGGATTTAGCAGGAGCTGCTGTAGCTGTGCTACTAGTAACACCTGCTGATGGAGCTGCACCTACACCTCGACGAATAACGTTAACGGCTTTTGTTTCCATGCCGTATGTACCTGTGTTGCCATCAAACTCAACCTCATCACCAACGGATGCACCGTGAGTCTTAAAGCCACATTTGACCCAGTTGCCATTGACCTTCATAGAGAAGGTAGGCTTCAAGCCAAACTTAGTGTTTACATCTTTTGTGGATACTGCTTCCACGATACCTGTCATCATTGTCATATCAAAGTTCTTTCATTTCATACCAATTAATACCTACTGAAGCACCTGCATTGAGCTTGAGTGCCAGTGGCTTACCAAATATTGTCTCAAAGTAGACATGTGTGTTTTGTAGTAGCTCTGTCATTCCTTTCACAAAGTCGTCAGCTGCATCTAGCCTGACATCAAACATAAGAGAATCGTGAATGGTGTTAACCATCTTCACATCATCTCGCCCTTTCAACAACCGAAACATAATGCCCAACATCATGGGAACAATGTCACCTGTTGCTAAACCTTGCACTGGATAGTTCTTCAATTCAGTAGGACTGAAATTGTATCTACGTGATGACAAC